TAATCGCTCATATCGATATTTACGAACGGGCCGCTTGCAGCCTCTCCTGCATATCTGACCTCAACAGTACGAACTAAGCCGAAATTGGCTTCCGGTTGTTGCCGCCATTGAATAACAAAACAAACTGGCTGTCTGTCTTCCAGACTGATGTACTCAATCTCAAAACCGCCGTCAACAACATGCTCTTCTGTAAACGCAAACTCGGGCGTTACTTGAGTCGTCTTTATCGTGTGATCCGTGTTGTAAGGCAGTCGTGGCTGCAGTCCAAACTTGCCGCTTACGTTGGTAATACGTAACAAGAAATTCGCAGAAGTCTCTTGCACCCAATCCAGCAAATTTTGGCTTTCCGTAATCGCTCCATTAAACAAGAAGCTGTTAGTGTCAGTAAACTTTGCTGCAGTAGTCAGCGCAGTAGTGTCAATAAGGTCATCAGCTAGACGATTGTTTGCCTGAAATAGATATTTAACCAGGTCAACGTAGTTGTCGGACTCGGCTGTCGCGCCATCTACCAAGCGCGTAACCTCTAAACCGTTTCTGACAAAAACATTTATAGTCTTTCCTATGTCCTCAGCATCAGCATCGTCTAAGTCGTATTCAAAGCTCAAGGTTGTCAGCCCGCTGTATGAGCCAGACGTACCACAGAACACAGGAAATCCGTACTCTTTGTGGTTTATAGTACTGACAAGGTTGTTTGAGTCTTTGTAATAAGTAAACTTTGGGTACCTAATTGATTCACCTGCGCTTAAAGTACTAACGTCAAAAACGTAGTAACCCTGCGCATTAGGGGTAGCAGTGTAAGTGTGATAGTTGTCGATATTGTTTCCTGGACTCCACGTACCAGCTCTGCCGTTATAGACCTGATTGAATGTGCCGCGTCTGCATGTCCCATAAAACAGGTCTCTTACTTGCATCTGTGACATATTTCCTTCGCTTAAAACCAAAAGGTATTTAAGTTCGAGCCTTTCGATAGGTTGGATAAAGGTAGTTGTGCCGCCGTTTGTCGAAAAAACTTTTTCAGTAATTGAGTTAGAAAAATAAGCCTCTGTTGCTTTTGGCTGCACCATTACGCCGCCACTACCGTTCCTGAAACGGCCAAAAAGAATGGGGATTGGTTCGCCAGTCTTTAATGCCTCTTGCTTTTTCTCTAAGTCCGGATTGCCAGCAGCAGCTTTCGCCTTAAGCTCCCCAACGCTCAGGCCGGTCTGGGCCGACAGCAAAAACAGAGGATCTGAAACGCGAATGCTCATAGCTGTATCGGGACTCCTACCAACCCATTTGTAGCCGTTCTAGACGGGATTTGCGCTCCAATAGGGGCCAAGGCTGATCCTAACTCAACTGTAAGCTCTGTAAACGATCCATTCATTTGAGAGACATATCCCAAAAACTCTGCAATCAAAGTCTGGCCAGACTGTGGAAGGCTGATACCTAGGCGCGTATCAAACTCGTAAGTGCTGACCAGACACAACTGCTGCTGTTTATAGGCAGTCTCAAAGCAGTTGATCGCCAGTGACGTGGCAGGCAGCTTTAATGAAACTGTCTGACCGCTCAATGCTGAGCTTTCGCCAACACCGCTCCATTCAAATGGAAAGTAGGTGTAGGTCTTGGACGACAAAGTTACATCAGTATTGACATAGAAGTTCTGCCATAGCTTTTGATCCGCTCCACCTGAAGTGTAAACCCTTAGATACTGGGCCTGGCCTCTATTGCTCATCAGCCGATACCTCCATAGCGACGTGATCCGTAGCTTCGTGATGTTTGCGCTGTGGAACGTGCCACCTCACGAAGACCTGACTCAAAGTCTTCCATGCTCACGTAACGCTTGTTTTCGACTTGCATCACAGGACCAGTTTTAACACTGACGGTTGCAGTGCCGCCTCCGCCGCTGAAAGACGATCGAGAAGCATAAGAGCTTGAGCTTGCAAAGGAACTGGAACTTGGTTGTGACATTCGGGCACTCTTGGCCATTCGTCGGGCACTCCTGGCCATTCGTGCATTTTTACGTTTTTGCGCTTCTTCTAGCCTTCCAACCAACTCTTGAACGCTTCGATATCCGAAAGGACCAGCTTCTTCTATAACAGATTTTCGAACATCTGGGTCGATAGGCAAAGAGGTACTCACCGTTTGAGTCGTTTTGCTGCCGAGACCGCCTCTTGACATGTTGCTATTTAATCGAGCAGCTTCATTTGCCGCTTGACCTGTTGCTTTTGCAAGCTCTCTAGCATTAACTGCACGCCTTGCTTCCACTCGCTCAGCTTCAATGCTTTGAAGCTTGCCTTCGAGAATATTATCAGCAATTATATTATTTTGTTTTGCAATTTCTCTGGCATTTTCTAGTCGCTTTCTGCCGCCTGCAATCATTTCCTCCGTAAGAGCCGCAGTGTCCCTTTCGGTTGCGGCAATCTCACGTAGTTTCGCTGCTCGCCGATCATCATCTTCAATTTCTTGAGCCTTCAATTTGACCATCTCAATCTGCAAGTTTATCCTTTCTACTTCAAACTTAATCTGCTGTTGGGCAGCTTCTGCTTGTAAAATAGCTTGCTCATTCTGGAGCTTGGCTACCTTGTTCTCAATTTCAGCCTGCTTTACTTTGTTTTCTGCGATCTCGTTAATAAGTTCTCTTTGACGCTCAAAGCGAATTTCTTTCTCTTCTAAGCCTTTAAGCTCTCGCTGCAGTCCAGCCTCTTGCAGCTGCAATGTGCTCAGCTGTGCGTTGAAGCGAGCTTGTTCTAATTCGACCGTAGCGGCAGCAGTTTGTTGACGGATCTGAAAGATCTTTCCTTCATTAGCCAACTGGTTTAACTGAATCTGAACACCACTTTGTTGAACTTTTAGATCAATTACTCGCGCTTCTTGCACTTTTCGCGCTTCTGCAGCTGCTTCTCTTTCTATCTTTAACTGCTTCAGCTTTTCGTCTTTAATTTTTTTCTCCCTCTCTAGCTTTCCAAGCAGATTTTGAAGCTCTTCAAAACGTTTAATATTAATTTGCTGTTGAATTTGAAGCATTTCTTTGCCGATTTCTCTTTCTCGCTCTAAAGCCGCAAACTTTTCAGAAGGGCCACCACCCATCTGCTGACGCGCCCTGAAGTCAACAGTCTCTCTTTCTTCTCGCAACGCGACCAACCTAGGATCTGTAGACCTCTCAGCCTGCTGTCTTGCGATCTCGTCCGAAATGCCTTTGGCTGCAAGCTTAAAAATGCCTAAGTCATTGATAAGACCAGCAAGCCCGGTTTGAAGAATAGTAATAAAACGAGAAAAATTAGCCGTAAGCTCAGTAGTCGAATCGCCAAATTCTTTCAAAGAATCCACCCCGTCTTGGCCAACCAGCAATTTCAGCTCTTCTTGTGCCACATTAAAAGCTTCAGTCTCGCTGCGCAGCTCCTCAAGGAGTTCAAGGCGACGAGCCTCTTCATTGCCAACAGCGCCAATAGCCTGAGCAAGTCTTTCAAGATCAGGATTAATCGCACTTAGCGCTTGACCTAATCCTGCTGCAGCAGTAATAAAGCCCTCAATCCCTCCACCAATAGCCGAACCTAGAATCTGACCGCCAAACCCCGTACCTACAAACGATCCGGCTATCCCACCAAGAACTTGCCCCGCTCCACCGCCGAATAACAGCGGAAAACCTGCGCCAAGAGCAAGACTTTCAAGTCGATTAACTCCACCGCCAGGCTTTCTACCAGCTCCTCCTCCTCCTCCACCTCTGCCGCCAGCGGATGGGCGAAGGCTTTGAGCACGTTCTCGCAGAGTAACGTTTTTCTCTAGCTCTCTGTTGAAGCTCGTTAGAGCTTTTGTCTCAGAACTTAGCCGCCCTATATCGACAAATTTAGATGTAGCTCGCTTGTTTATTCTCGTCTGTAAAGCATTGACTTTCGTAAGTGTCGCTTCAAGCTCTTTAATCTGAGCAAGACCGCCTACCTTAACCTGGATCTCGGTCTTATATGCCACGGTACTCGGCTACGACGATGTTCCTATGCTACCGCCCTTGCCGCTTAGCGGCTTGGTACGCCTTTTCCTCTTCTTCTGACTTGTTTACGAAATAGGCGTGCCAACCCATCATTTCCTCTTGGCTCATCCGAGCCTGAAGCTCAGAAAGCGTCATCTTTAGCTCGGAAGCCAAGAAGAACTGAAACTGCAGAGCAGGATCTCGCTTGATCTCACTCTGCAGTGCTTTTCATGTCACTATCAGCATCGCTGTCATCAGTCAACACAGCCAGCATCAGACTCTGAAGATCCTTGTCCTTGACTTCATTCTTCAAAACGTCGATCTCGCCTGCCAGAAACAGTGCTTTGCCGTTCTCATCCTGAGCCTTGGTCAGCAGAAGCTGCAGAGCAAAAGCATTAGCGTCATCAGACTTAGCTCTGCGCTGAGCCCGCTCACGCTCAGCCATCGTCAACGGCGTAACCCACATCTCAAACACCGTTCCATCAGAAAGCTCAACTTCTTTCTTGGCGGGCTCCAGGTTTGCCGCTTTTTTGAGGCGATCAATGGCGCGAAGTGCCATGAATATCTGATTGATTGTGCTAATACAATAGCATTAAAAAAACCCCCGACAATGCCGGGGGCCTTGTTATCCAATCGCCTATCAGCTCTTGCTGAAGTCGAAAGTAGGAGCAGAGGTGGGACGGAAAGTGATAGACACAGTTTGCGCATCATCCGGAGAGACGGCATAGCTGGCCTGAGTCAGCACCGCCTCAAGCTCAATCGAACGGCTGGTCGTGTCATTGGGCGTACCAGATGACAAGATCGCGTCCATATAAAGCTTGAAACTTGCACCAGCCTGCTTGCGCTGGGTCACGTCTTCAATCAGACGGCTAGCAATGGTGGTGTCGTCATCAGTGAAGTACACCTCAGCCGAACCGGAACCATCAGCAAAGCCGGAGATGAAGGTACGGAACGGAGCAGTCTGGCCAAGCGTTCCACCGATGCTGGTGGTGTCGATTTCTTCGCGAGTGACCTCAAAGGACCACGTACGAACGTTTGCGACTGACTGGAACGACTTGTAAGCAATGCTTGCTTTTTCAGTTCCGAAGCCAGAAGGCTGAGCGGTTGCAGTCTCAGCAGAACCACCTTCAGTGGAGCTGAGAGTCATCACACCAGTGCTGGCGGTGTAAGTCAGCACGTAGTAATCACCAGCAGAAATCGCACCAGTGGTGGTAGCGCCAGAGGGATACGTCAAAGTGACCTGATCGTTCACTTTGAAGTTCAAATAGGTGCCGACAGTAATGTCAGAACCGGTGCTGGGGAAGGCAGACGCAGCAAGCTGATCGTCTTTAGTGCCCGCGGGTTTGTAATAAAGGGCTCCGGACGTGCCCGAAAGAACGGTGGCCATAGGAAGAACCTATATGGGGGTGTACGCGGGCACAGCCCGGCTTAAACACAGGATAGCTCAATCCAAAAACTAAGAAATAACCTGTGCTGTGAATGTCGTGTCAATACGGGAGATGAAATATGGCGTAAACGCAATGCGTGACTCTTGATCAGTCGAGCCAGTGCCGAAGCTGGGTCCATCAATCGCTCCAATTCGTACATAGATGCCGGAATTGGTCTTCTCAGTGTTGTTCAGTGTCTGGAGCGTGGTAAATGCAGTATTGATTAGTGTTTGATTACGAGCTGGACCCTTGCCTTTTTCGCTATAAGCCCGAACAACAATCGTTCCACGGATGAAATCATGTTGAGTCGAAAGAGATGATTCAGTAGTTAGTCCAAACTGAAGATTGACGTGGATAAACTCTGTCTCTGAGTCGGAAACAGTGTTTAACGTGTTGTCAAAATAGATTGGTACGGCTGGACTTAAAGCACCGTAAGCCGTTGCAAGGTCAGACTCAAATTCAGCACGAACGCCTTGATAGTTCATCGTCTAAACCCCCTAAAACGATTGTTGTAAGCACGCTCTACAGCTTTATCGAGCTTAGTTCCGCTGTAGTGACTAAACCAGTCAAGTCGCGCACTGCTTGAATTGTTGCCTTCGCCACTTACCTCACCACGCCTTGCACCCTCGGGGCGAGCACCAAACTTTATCGCGTTTCTAGTGCTAGCTGTTCGCTCTTCTCCCCTACGAAGCGGTTTGGTTGGTTTAAATGGCTCCAAATCAGTAGCTTGATCAGCGTAAGGCGCTGAATTTCCAATAACAAAAACTGTCCCAAAAGAAGCCTTCCCAGCAGTCGCTCCAGATAGCCGTGGTCCGACTATTGGCACAGCATTGCCTGTTTGACCCGCTCCACCAACTTTTCTACCGTCTGAAGCCTGGATAAACCAAGAATTTCTAAACTTGCCGGTCCAAGCAGGGCTCAACCCCTGCAAGTCTTTGACAATCTCTTCACTAGCTTTAGAAGGGCCGTTGAATCCCAAGTCCGCTTTAAGTTGCTTTAAGTCCTGAAGCAGCTCTGGAAGTTGATTTACTGCCATTACTGCGGCCTCACAATCAGGTTGTGCATAATCGCTGAAGCACCTCTGAAACTCTCTACGTCAATAATTCGACCCTCCTTGGTCTCGCCTGCTTCAGTAAAACGTAGGCGGTCACGCACGTTTGGGTAATAATCACCCAGCTCAGCACTGCCAATAACTACCTTCATGTCAGTGCTCTGAAACTCTCCCCGAAACTCTTTTGGGTCAAGCTTCATGATGACGCCTTTCACCGTCACGCTTGTTTCGGTGCCACTAATCGTTCCAGTCGTCGCGTTATACGTTTCAGTGGCAGCTGCCTTGACATACGTCATGTCATAGCCCCAATCATTCAAGAGCGAAGCCGGGATACCGCCAAAAACGTCATCAATTAACGCCATATCAACCCCTCACCACACGGACTTGATAGCTGCCACTTCCACCCAAGGAATACGCCCCAAGATATGACTGCAGCCAGGGATAAACATCGAAGATGTTGTTGACTGTCCCGACAGCTTGGCTTTCGGTGTTGTACTGCACTTCGAGATCGCCAAGCTTGACCTTCTCGTACAGCCCTCCGGTACCGGTGTTGCCGGTGACAGCATCCGTATCGTTGGCTAAAGCATTAGCCAGCTCGTAAGTGGCATATTTAATGTCGTTTGGAATCGCGGAGCAGGTCAGCTCAACACGATCCACATGGTAATTATTGCGAGGCCAGCTCAAGGCTTGGCTTGCATCGCAACGATCACCGTAGAAATTCAACGTGTCGATCCAGCGTGTGGCTGAGATCAATGCACGATTCTTTGCGTCGTCCGTCTTGTCGTCCCAGTTCGTACTGCTTGGGACGGTTTCGAAGTACGTGTCGGCTTCCGCCAACGTCACATAGCTGTTGGCTGTCGCACTCTTCAGTGTGGCGTTGATCGTGGCAGCCATAGCGCAAAAAGAAGGTGGCCCCACCTAATGGTAGGGCCTTTGCTCTGATCAAGA